GACAAGGAAGATTTCGTATGTTAATTATTTTTTGTATAATAATAGTAAATAAATAAAAATTATGGAAATCTTAGCTATTATTTCTCTTTGTATTGTTTATTGGATAATTGGAATGGGTGGATTTGTTTACTGGTGGACTAAAGAACTTGATTTGACAACAAAGAACGTTCCTCTATTTATAGTAGCCGGAGTATTAGGTCCAGGCTCGTGGATTATCGGGTATCTTATACATGGCAGAAATGATTATAAAACTAAAATAATATTTAAAAAACGCTAGGGATATGAATAAAAAAGAAGCAAGTAAAGCATTAAAAGAAGTCATTAAAGGGCTTGAAGAATTGCATGAGAAAAAAGATGCAGGATTATTAAGTATAGAAGTTAATTATGGTTCTCGGGAGGTTAATCCATCAGATAAAGAATGGCATGATAATATATCCTGGCTTACTGAGCATAAAAAACATGATGGGAATATGACAATAACTATGAAAATATTCAATCCTAATGTATAAAAAATAATGAGCCTCTACCTTAAATACAGACCAAAGACACTTGAAGAGATAGTAGGAAACTCAGAGGTTTCCGGAGCCTTGGAAGGGATGTTGGGTGACCTGGGAACTTGCCCCCACGCATTCCTTCTTTCAGGACCCACTGGATGCGGAAAGACAACTATAGGCAGAATCATATCCGCCCGGCTTGGAGCAGTAGGTTCCGACTTCCGGGAAATTGATTCTGCCGACTTCCGGGGCATTGACACTGTGAGGGAGATCCGCAAGCAATCCCAATTCAAGTCGCTGGAAGGACCCTGCCGGGTCTGGCTCGTGGATGAATGTTTTTCAAAAGGTACTTTAATTTCTATGGCAAATGGATTGTTAAAACCAATTGAAGAAGTAATCATTGGAGATGAAATTAAAAATATTAATGGAATAGGAAAAATTAAACACACATTCAAAAATAAGATACCATTAAATAGAGTTGTTAAAATTAAATTCTCTAATGAGAAAATTATTATTTGTTCTGAAGATCATTTATTTTTAACTCCACAAGGATGGTTGGAAGCAAAATATTTAAAAAATAATTTTGTTTATTTGAATAAATTTAGTAACTTTGTGCCAGACATTAATTCACAAATATTAGGTAAAAATGGAAAAGGCAAAGCAGTATTGTCAACGGTGCCAGAAAATACTGAAAAAGAATCAGAAAAAGTACTGTTCCAAAAAATGCTCCAATCAAGCAAACGCAAAACAAGCAAGAACGGAAGAACGATTTTGTTTAATTTGTGGGAAATCCTTTATAGTAAAATGGTTTTCTCCAGTAGTGACTTGTGGAAGAAAATGTGGCAACATTTTAGCCGGGCAAAAACGAGTTGGGCTTATTCGATCCAAAGAATCCCGTCAGAAATCATCTATAAGCCGCAAACAGTTTTTTTTAACAGAAGAAGGGGATATAATACGGCAAATGCATTCGGATCGAATGAAGGAACACAACCCTGCATTCAATCGAAAGAATATTTTGAAAGGGTTGGAAACCAAACGAATAAAAGGGACTCTTCATATTTGGAAAGGGGAACGAGGTGGAAACGGGAAATTAACAACTCCTCAAATGATGTTAGCACTTGCACTAGGATGGAAAACAGAAGTAGTGATCAAAACAAACCACAGTCCGTTCGACAATTCAGGTTTTCCTCCTTGCTACAAAACAGATATAGGAAATCCAGATTTGAGATTATCAATAGAAGTAGATGGGAAGGGTCACAGATCGAAAAAAACTATATTACTAGATCAGAAAAAAACAAAGAAGTTGAAAGAATTAGGGTGGAAAGTATTGAGATTTACAAACAAGGAAGTAATGACAAATCTTTCAAAAGTATTATTGGAGATACAGAAAGAAATCAAAAATTTGTGACTTTCTATGATTTAGAAGTTAATAATCATCCAAGTTATTTTGCACAAGGGATAGCCGTGCATAATTGTCATAAGCTAACCAACGACGCCCAGAACGCTTTACTAAAGATATTAGAAGATACTCCACCCCACGTTTATTTCATTTTATGCACTACCGATCCCCACAAGCTCCTAAAAACAATACAAGGGCGTTGTAGTCAATTTACAGTAAAACCATTGAACGAACGCCAGATGTTCAAGTTATTAAGGAGTGTAGTAAAAGCAGAAGGGCAGGATATCCCTAAAGTAATCTATGAGCAGATCACTCAAGATTCGTTCGGACATCCCCGTAATGCTTTGCAGATACTGGATCAGGTACTCAGAGTAGAGCCAGAACAAAGGTTAGCAGTAGCAAAACGCTCGGCAGAGGAACAAAGTGAAAGTATTGAATTGTGCCGGGCATTGATCGCAGGTGATGGGTGGAAAAAGGTTTCAGGAATTCTAAATGGGTTGAAGGATCAAGAACCAGAAGGCATACGCCGTCATGTTATGGGGTACGCACAAGCCGTTCTGTTGAAGGTCGAGAGCAATAGAGCCGCATTGGTCCTTGAGGAATTCCTGGAACCTTTCTTTAATACGGGGTTTGCCGGGTTAGTGTATGCTTGTTATTCTGTAACTAAAAATTGATTGATATGAAAAAAGATAAAGATGAAAAAACTGGTGAGCTGATAAAATTATTAACTGCAATTGGGGAAGAAAAAAATCCAATGATACAAATGAAAATGTGGGTTAATGAAATAGGAGATTATCTGGAAGTAGTATGGCAGGAAGGATATGCCAGAGGACATAAAGCCGGTAAAAAAGCATGGGTTGAACAAAATAAAAACTGATTGATATGAAAACACTAAAAAAACAACTTGAAGAAAAGTTATCCTCAATACCCCATCCATCACAAGAACATTCAGACAGATTATTGAAAGAAGCAATTTTAAAATTAGCACAACAGATTGATAACATTAATCTATATTGATATGAACTACGAAAGAGACACACGAATCGACGTTGATGCCTTGGATACTGAATGGGCAGACCAAGCTGATTTAGCTCGAAAGTATGCTAAACACTTAACTAATACTAAAGCAGAAGTTTCCAGATTAGAAGAAAGAAAAAAGACTAAAAGATCAGAATTAATAGTTAAAGCAAATAAAAATCCGCTTGAATTATTAAATAAGAAATCTCCAAATGCTGGAGATATTGAAGCTTATTATCGTACTGACAGAGAATATATTCAGATAGTAAAAGAATTGATAGATTTACAAGAGGAAGCAGAATTTGAAGAATTAGCATTTCAAGAAATTGCTTGGACGCGGAAAAAAGCACTTGAAAATTTAGTTACTCTTCATGGCCAACAATATTTTGCAGGCCCGAAAGTTCCACGTGATTTATCTAAAGAATATCAAAAGAAACACGATCAGAAAAAAGCCGATGAAAAAGTGAAAATAGTAAGGAGGACAAAATGATGAAACGTCCAAATCCTAAAAATGTTAATCCTTATGATAGTAAAGCTCGGAAAAGAACAAGAATTAAAAGGAAAAAAATCAAAGTATTAAATCCATATCAGGAGGATAAACGATGATCAAATTTTTAGAAATAGCAGGAATCGTAATAGTTGCAATGATTCCAGCATCCATAATTATATATATTCTAGGCAGGGTTCACGCCCGTGCCTGGATTGACGCAGTTGAATTTTATTTTAAAACTAAATTAGAAAATCATGAGCAAACAAAGGAAAAGTAATTTTCGAAACAAAACCGTTAGCAACGCCAAGCAGCAAAAGGAAAAGTCATCGTCCTACGGGTATCTGAATCTGCCGAAAGGCGTGAGGGTATTTTCAATGAAGGAAAAGACTCGTTCTATCTTTTTGGATATCCTGCCGTATGAAGTAACGGACCCAAAACATTTGGATAGATATGATCCAGAGGAAAGAGCCGTGCCAGGTACGTTATGGTATAAGAAGCCTTTCAAAGTACACCGGGGTGTCGGGGCAGATGATCAGACCGTAGTATGCCGGGGTACCATAAAAAAGAAATGTCCAATATGTGAGTACGTAGCTGAACGGCTGAAAGCCGGGGCGGCGTGGGATGATATGAAAGACTCCACCGCAAAGGACAGAAACCTTTATGTAGTACAGCCCATAGATTCAGATGAACATGAAGAAGAACTTTACATCTGGGATATTTCTCAATACCTATTCCAGAATGAACTGAATGACCAGTTGGAAGAGAATGAAGATAACGGTGTATTTCCTGATCTTGAAGAGGGAAAAACATTGGAGGTGAAATTCAAGTGGAAGAAGTTTGGTAAGAATTATTTCCCAGAAACCAGAGATATTTCTTTTGAGGATCGTGATGAAGTATATGACGAATCTATTTTGGATGAGGTACCGAACCTGGATGAAGTACTACAAATAATGACTTACAAGGAAATGCACGATCTGTATTTTGAAATGGATGAAGCTGATGAGGATGATGATGCTCCGGTGGAAACTGAGGATGAGGAAGAGGAGAAAAAACCTACACGTAGGAAGAAAAAGCCAGCTAAGAAAGAACCGGAACCTGAAGAAGAGGAAGAGCCAGAGGATGAACCAGAAGAGGATATAAAGCCTACCAGACGCCGTAAAAAGCCTGCTGAAAAAAAAGAGGAAGAAGAAGATGAACCAGAAGTAAAACCAAAGCCCAGCCGTAAAAAGAAAGAAGAGAAAAATGAGAATGAATGCCCACACGGATTTACTTTTGGAGAGAGTTGTGAAACAGAGGATATCTGTGATGAATGTGATAAGTGGGCTGACTGCCTTGAGGCAAAGGAAAAACTGGAGGCTAAATAATGCCAATTCTTAAAGTGAAAAGTAAAGGAACTCCTACCGCAGAAGGTAGACTTGTGGGGGCATTCGTGCCTTCACAGGTTAGCTCCTACTTGTCTCTTTATGCGTTAGCACACAGCATTACCAAATCAATGATCGTCCGGGATTTAATTGAAGATTGGTACAGAGACAAGCGGGGGGAAATATCAGAGGACGCGTTGATTGATAAAATAGTACAGATTGCCTGGGTAGAATGGAAAAGTTTGCTGAGTAAGATTCCAAGCAGTGACTGGCATACCTATCAGATTGCGCTATCTACGCAATTGACTCAGAAAAAGCTCACTCCATACAACATTGAATTGATTCTGAAAAAGCTACAAGATGAAGAGAACAAAGAAGCCGATCAGTAAGCTGAGTGATCAAATGAAGCGGAAAGTTTCCGGCACGCCAACAAAACGCCCTGAGTATGATGGGGACGTTACGGAGATGGTCAGTACAGGATCTACTTTATTGGATCTTGCTATTTCCGGAGGTAGGGTTCGGGGAGGAGGTATTCCAGCAGGGGTGCTTGTAGAAATCTTCGGACCCAGTGGATCAGGGAAAACTGTTCTATTGAGCGAATTGGCAGGTGATGTTCAACGAAAGGGTGGTGATGTAAAATTCCATGACCCGGAAGGAAGACTAAACGAACAATTTGCTAAGATATTTGATCTTAAATTTGATGAACTAGAATATAGCAGGCCTGATACCATACCTGAGTTATTCAAAGGTGTCCGCGAGTGGGTTCCAAAAAATGCTAAAATCAATGGCATCTTTGCTGATTCTCTTGCTGCTCTTTCTACTGATTTGGAAATGGATAATGATGATGGTGATAAAATGGGAGGGCGTAGGGCTAAAGAATTTAGTGAACAGTTACGTAAAACTTGTCGAAAACTGGTGGAAAAGAGTTTTCTAATGGTATGTAGTAACCAACTCCGCCAGAATATGGGAGCGGGCAAGTTTGAAGCAAAATTCAAAAGTCCAGGTGGAGAGGCTCTTGCCTTTTATGCCAGTCTTCGTTTGAAAACATCTCAACCAGAAAAAATCAAAAAGAAAGTAAAATTTGAAGGTAAGGAAGTAACGAGAGTTATTGGTGTAAATGTATTTGTTGAAGTATTTAAAAACTCTACCTGGAAACCGTACCGTACCGCACGCTTGACTATATTGTTTGATTATGGAATTGATGATATCCGCCAGAACTTGCAGTTCATAAAGGATTATACCAGCAATACTACTTATTCCGTGGGGGAGAAAACGTTGAACATAAGTATAGATAAGTCAATACAGATTGTTGAGCGTGATGGGCTGGAGGAAACTTTACGTGATCAAGTGATTGATTTATGGGAAGATATTGAAAGTAAATTTGATTCAGTTAGAAAGGATAAAAAGAGATGAATGAACTAAGATTACAATACCACAAAGAAACCGGAAATTATCCAAAAAAAGGAGATGTGTATGGTAGTTCTTTAAATAGTGGGGAAACTGATCAGGAGTACATAGAATGGTTAGAAAAGTATATTGAAGAGGCTACGAAACAAGCTAAAGAACTTCTTAATCATAATATTTTTTACAAAAGAAAATGAAACCTGATTTTATAGTACTTACCAACGATCCCAGCATTACTGCTTGGGGATATGCTGTCCTGGATGCCCAGGATAAGATCCTCGCTACGGGATGCATAAAAACTGAACCCTTGTACAAGAAACGCAGAACCAGGAAAGGGGATGATACCGTGCGGAGGGTCAGTGAAATCAATCAGCGATTGATCAAAGTCATCCGCCACTACAAAGTCACATACCTGCTCACAGAACTACCTCACGGTAGCCAGAACGCTTCCGCGGCAGTGATGATAGGTATTGTTACCGGGGTGGTACAAACGCTGTCAGACGCCTTGGAACTAGGTGTGGAGTGGTATGCTGAAAGTGACGCGAAGAAATGTTTGTTAGGAAAGAATAGTGCTACCAAACGAGAAGTGATTGCTGCCATTGATAATATTTACGATGTGGATTGGAAAGGCATTAAGTATAAGGATGAGGCGGTAGCGGATGCTTTGGCAGTACATAATGTTGCAAAGACACAATCAAGTATTTTGCAATTATTTAGGACTATGAAATAAATTTTCTGTATAATAATAGTAGATGATTCAATTTATTTTTATATCTTTATACTGCTTATCACTTAACTTATGCTTCAAAACAGAGTATATAATTTCCCCGTGCGAAAGTGTATCTATCCCTTATGGGTTAGGTGATAAGCCACTTTCAATCGGGGTTTATATGTTTAATGATATGAAAAGGACTAAGTATTATTGTAAATGTGGATGTGGGGAAATTGTAACAATTTTTAGAGGAATTCCTAGAAAATTTATTATGGGGCATGGTGCACGAATGCCTAATAACAGAAAAATGCATTCTGAAAGAATGGTAGGAAATAAATTATTTGAGGGTGGAGTAATGTCAGAATCAGCAAAAAGAAAAATTTCAATAAGCCAATTGGGGGAAAATAATTCTGTTTGGAATGGTGGAAGAACAACTAATAAAAAAGGATATACATCTATTCTCAAACGGGATCATCCTCTTTGTGATGTAAATGGTAGAGTAAAAGAAGAAAGACTTATAATGGAAAAACATTTAGGCCGATTCTTAACAAAAAAAGAAATTATACACCATAAAGATTCAAATCCTTCTAATAATACTATTGATAATCTACAAATAGTTTCCAAATTAGAGCATGGTCAAATACATCATTCAGGAAATACTTATGCTTTAGGTAGAAAACATTCTGAAGAAGCTAAATTGAAAATATCTAAAGCTAAATTAGGCCATATTATTTCAAAAGAAACTAAAAAGAAAATAAGCGATAGTAATAAAGGACAAAAGAGATCAGAAGAAACAAAAAGAAAAATGTCAGAAAATCGAACAGGACTTAAAGATTCTAAACAAACAAAAAGAAACAAAAGCAAATCTGCAAAAATAGCTTGGGAAAAACGGAGGGAATTATGTTGAAATCCATGCATTTATCTAACTTTCAAAGCCATAAAGCATCGCACCTAGAATTCGATCCGGGAGTGAATGTTATAATTGGCCCATCAGATTCAGGCAAGACTGCAATTATTCGTGCACTCCGCTGGTTGGTATGGAATAGACCCTCCGGGGATGCCTTTCGTAGTACCTGGGGAGGGGATACTAAAGCATCTATCTTAATTGAAAATTGTCTAATTGGAAGAGGTAAAGGTAAACAGGAAGAATATTTCCTTGAGGATACTAACTTCAAAGCATTTGGCAAAGAAGTTCCAGAAGAAATCACAAAAACCCTTAACCTAAACGACGTAAATTTACAATCCCAATTGGATTCTCCATTTCTTCTCAGCAACAGCCCCGGCGAAGTTGCCAAACATTTCAACCGGGTAGCACATCTAGATCAGATTGACGAGGGGTTAAGTAAAGTACAGAAATGGATACGGGAAATTGATCAGGATATTTCTTC